GATCATGACTGTGATGCTCAAGAAGTTTCGTGACCTGCCCATGAATGTAATGATGACCTGTAAGCAATCCCGCACGGAAGATCAGGATACAGGGCGGACTCATTATGGGCCATCACTTCCCGGTGCAAGACTTGCTAATGAAATACCCTATCTGTTTGATATTGTAGGTGCTTTGCGAGTTGAGCAGGATAAAGAAGGCAATCTGTATCGTGTTCTTCAAACGGGAACTGATTTGAAATACGTGGCCAAAGATCGTTCTGGTGCCTTGGATCTTTTTGAGGAGCCAAGCTTGGAAGCCATCTTTAACAAGGTTTATCCTGATGGTCGTGCTGTGGTTGAGAATGAGCCTGAATCAGAAGCAGAGCCAGAGGGTGAATTAGAACTCTACACTGCGAAAAAGAAAGAATACTATTTCCATCCTGAATCAGACTCTGCGTTTGTTCTTGAAAAGGGAGAAACTATGGAGGCTGATATGCATGATCAATGCGCCCCGATGACCAAGAAAGAATATGACGAATATCAGAAAGAACAGGCTGAGTCAGCTGCCTGATTAAAGCTGGCATTTTCCTACAACATACAATAACCCAGAGAATCATTACTGGAAGCTGGAGTTTGAGGTTCTTGAAGGTGAATTCAAGACTCGCAAGCTTTGGGCAAACCTCAACCTTGTAAATAGCAATGCAACAGCTGTTGAGATTGCCAACAAGGAGCTGGCTACTATCTGTGATGCTGTTGGCAAGAATCATATCGAAGATACTGAGGAGCTGCATGGCATACCTCTGACGATTCGTGTGAAGAAAACTCCTGCCACGGCAAATTACCCTGAAGGCAATGATATTAATGGCTATGCGCCAGCAGAAGGCTATGCAAAGCCTGAAGCACCTGCGGCTAAATCCAGTGGTGATGCAGAGCCTGCAGGAAAAAAGAAAAAGCCTTGGGAGAAATAAACAAAGCAGTATTATGAATAAAGCCCTGTGAGAGCAGGGCTTACTTTTCTTTTAAGGAAAATTATATGAAAGTTTCACAAGAAGAAATTGAGCAATTTAAAATCATTGCAGATCAGTTTGTTGATAAACTTGAAGATTGTGGGTTTTTAGTTTTCAACTCTAAATTATCAAAAGCTTTTTTCTCAGAGACTATGGCGCTTTCTATATGCGAGAGGACTCACCCAACACCACCTCACATTAGCTGCGTAAAGTGTAATTACAATTCTTTGATTGAGCCTCTTGTTGAGTTTGTTTGTTGTCTTGACACAGATGCTCTTCGCAGTAAAGAATTGTGGTGCACAAATGATATTGACCCTATTGATTGTCTTGTTGCGCTGTTTGCTATGGTGATAAAAAATGAGATCCAGATTCAAGAAATTGAGGAAGACTATTCAAAAAAGGATTTGCACTAATGCCAAAAATTCCAATAAATATGAACACAACTGCTTACAAGGTGGAAAGCATAGTTCATGAGCAGGAGCCTCGTGGTTATCTTGGTATGTCAGGGCTGGGGCATCCATGCAGCCGCACCCTATGGTATGGCTTTCATTTTGTAAGTAAAAGGGAATCTATAACAGCAAGAATGAAAAGGCTGTTTAATCGAGGTCATCAAGAAGAACCAGTTATCATATCTGATCTGAAATCAGCTGGAATAGAAGTGTTCAAAGTCATCAATGAAGAAGAAGTTGAGATGACTGGTGAGAAAGATGAAGATCAAGAAGAATTAATTGGGTTTGCTGGTCATGCGAAAGGGCACCCTGATGGCAGGGTCCGTGGCCTGCCGGAAGCTCCAAAAACAGTGCATCTTCTTGAGATGAAAACAGCCAGCGATGCTCAATTCAAGAAGATAAAAAAACTTGGTGTTAAGAAAGCCAAGCCTGTTTACTATTCTCAGGCACAAAGATACATGGATAAAATGGGGCTGACGCGCGCATTATTTGTTGTAACTAACAAAAATAACGATGAGCGACATTATGAAAGAGTCAAAATTGACAAAGACTATGCAGAAATTCTTGCCAAGAAAGAGCAAGACATTATTCTGGCAGAAGCCCCACCGCCAAAAATCTCAGAAAATAGAAACTGGATTGACTGTAAATACTGCAATCATAAAGACGTTTGCCACGGTGGTCAGCAACCAGAAAGAAACTGTCGCACGTGTAATCACGCTGATATAGCAGATAATGGTCGTTGGGAATGTAATATGCACCAACGAGATTTAACACTTGATGAACAGATCAAAGGCTGTGAGTTTTGGAGCCAAGGCTGGGGGCTGTAATGGAGCCAAGGTGGTATCAAAAGGAAGCTATTGATGCTGCAGGAAAGGCTATTAAAGCTGAGTCTGCATCTATCATAGCAATGCCTACAGGCTCAGGCAAGACTCCTACACTTACTGGTGTGACTGAAAACTTTCTGATAAATCACAGAAAGCGTGTTCTTGTTCTTAGTCACGTTGAAGAAATTTTGCGCCAAAATTATAACACGCTTGTGGATGCACTTGGAGGAATAGTCGGCATATACAGTGCATCTATGAGCAGTCGTGAAAGCAAGAATCCTGTAGTTGTTGCTGGAATTCAGTCCATATACAACAAGCCTGAGCTTTTTGTAGATGTTGGCTTAATAATCATTGATGAAGCGCACCTTGTAAACCACAACAATAAAGGCATGTACAGGGAATTTATTAATGAGTTGGAGGATTTGATTTGGGGTAAAGTACCTATCATTGGACTGACTGCTACACCATTTAGACTTGGTCACGGATATATCTATGAAGGTGAAAATGCTCTTTTTGATAATATCTGTTATGACTGTACTGGTGTAGAAAAGTATAACAGGCTTGTTGAAGAAGGCTATCTCGCAAAGATTTACAGCAAAGGCACAGACTTCAAGCTGGACGTTTCTGGTGTTCGCACTACTGGTGGTGATTTCAACTCTGGTGATCTTTCTGATAAAATTGACCAAACAGATATTACAGAGCGTGCTCTTAAAGAAACAATTCAGTATGGTGAGCGGTATAAGAAATGGTTAATTTTTGCTATTGATATTGAACACGCTGAGCACATAGCAGAATACCTAAATAAGCAGGGAATCCCAACATCTTGTGTGCATTCAAGAATGGAAGAATCCAGAGCTGTTGAGATTGCTAGGTTTAAGCGCGGAGATTATCGTGCTTTGGTAAATGTAGACATTCTGACTACTGGGTTTGATGAAACTCGCATTGATTTGATTGCAATGCTGAGGCCAACGCAGTCTCCAATTATTCACGTTCAGACAGTTGGCCGTGGTGCGAGAGTTCATCCTGAGAAAGATCACTGCCTTTTTCTTGACTTCGCAGGGAACACAGAAAGGCTTGGCCCGATTAATGATGTACAGGTAAAAAGTAAGAAAAAGAAAACTGTAGTTGGTGAGCCGATAACAAAAACATGCCCAGAGTGCGGTGTTATACACCATCCCACGGTGAAAGAGTGCGACGCTTGTGGCCATGAGTTTGAATTCAAAACGAAACTACAAGAAACAGCATCCAATACTGATGTGGTTGCAGCAACAAAAACACCCATTCCTACTTCTGGAAGACAGAACATAAAAGTTAATTCTGTTAGCTATTCTATTCATCAGAAAGCAGGTAAAACTGATTCACTGCGAGTTACTTATAAGTGCGGATTGCGATCTTATTCAGAATGGATTGCTTATGGCCGTCCCGGCAGAGGAGGTGAGTTTGCAAGACACTGGGTGAAATTCCGGTGGCTTGGATCCATTAATGATCTTCCCAAGAATACCGGCCAGCTTTATGCGGTGGCTGATAAAATGCTCAGAAAACCTAAGTATATCAAGGTGGATTTTTCCGGCCAATACGACTCCATCGTTGACGCTAGCTTTGGAGACCGTCTAGCTAGCTGACACTATGCACAAAGTGCTTGCATAGATGCACTTGCATCATAGTGTTTGTCTTGCTCACTGCTCTTGAAAAGAGTACCCTTGGAGAGCAGCCCACAACCTTCTGCAAACCCTCAAAAATTCGACGCGGGAGGCACTAGCATGCAAGTGTTTTGCAAAATTGCGCTTTTTGACACCTTGCACAATAGTGTCAACACATGCTACCTTGACGCGTTTTTCGTCTATCTGCAGCCCTTGCAGACGCACCCTAAGTTATTGATTTTGAAGGAAAAACACGATTTTCGTGTTTACCTATAGAAAGTTGCCTCAAACAGCCGTATAAGGGTTGTAGGCATCGGGATGCCTCGCCGCTACAAAGCGGTCGCCGGACAAGGGAAGGCGGGAAACGGGCAGGCTCCTCAGCGAAACGCTGAAGCGACAAAACCGTGAACGATCCGCAGATTCGAGTCTCTAGTACACTGAGAACGATTCTTGAGGGAGGCTAGCCAGGAAATGGGCGATGCCGATGTGACTTCCCTCTTAACGATAGCGGCGTCTGACGATACACTTACCGGACGATAAAAAAGGCAGTGCGATAAGTAAGCCGGCAAGAGTATGCCGGTGTCTGGGTGTTAGAATCCCTGCGAGCTTCGATTGGCTATTGACACGCCGCCGCATATTACGCAGTCCAGACAGAAAGCCCCAAGAGTAAAAGCCTCGTTTGACCACCTTCCAAGATAGCAAGAATTCAGAGCAGCCGGATACGCCGCAGACTATGACCGTTTCCTCAGTGAGTACGCAGTCGCCATGGCTTCCCAAAGAGCAGAGCAAAATCTGGGTTAGAGACT